TGCACAAGGTACACTGGCTGCTAGTGCATTACAGTCATCTGACATAGGTTCTACTGTTCAAGGCTTTGATGCTGACACATTAAAGGCTGACACAGCAGACACACTTACAGCACCATTCAGAGGCACAGTTACTACTGATAACGATCTATCGTTTGACTTAAACGTTACTAACAACTTTAGTTGCACACCAACTGGTGCAGGTACATTAACCTTTACAAACCACACAGCAGGTCAGAGTGGATTTATCTTACTAGACAACTCTGGTGGTCATGCTATTGCTGCTCATGCCAATACAAAGATTAACGCTGCTGACTTAACAACAATCTCAACTGCTGGCGTTTACACACTCAGTTACTTTAATAACGGAACAAATGCTTATGTGTCTGTAAGCAGGAGCTTTGCATGAGTTTATTGCCTGTTGGCTTTGGTGCATCTGGTGATGACTATGAGATCACAGATAGTTTAAGACTGCGTGATTCAGCGTCTGCTAGTTTGACGAGAACACCATCTACTGCACCGACAAATGCAAAAAAGTTTACTTTATCTGTATGGGTAAAGTTAGGTATTGTTAATAATTACGGATACATATATAACGTTGAGCCTAGTAATTACACTCGACTTTATACCTATACAGATGGAAAAATGTATTTTGATTTGAGAATATCAAATACGAATTACACTATTTCACCTACAAGAGTATTCCGTGATCCATCTGCTTGGTATCATATTGTTTGGGCGGTTGATACTACACAAGCTACTGCGTCAGATAGAGTTAGTATTTACATTAACGGAGTTAAAGAAACGTCTTTTAGTTCGGCTAATTATCCTGCTCAAAACGGTGACACCTTAACTTTTAGTACCAATCAGAATAACATCGGGCAATACAATACAAACGCACATCATTTTGATGGTTATTTAACTGAATTTCATGGCATTGACGGTCAAGCATTAGATGCGGATGACTTTGGTGAGTTTGATGCCAACGGTACTTGGAAGGCTAAAGAGTACACAGGCACATACGGTACTAATGGTTTCTATCTACCGATGAAGCCTACGACACAGGCTGAGTTACAGAACACAGTGTTGTACACAGGTGATGGTACAGCGGTCAGTGTTGCAAATACGGGCTACGCACCTGACTTTGTTTGGATTAAAAACAGGGATGACGCAGCCCATCACAGACTCTACGACACAGTTCGTGGTTCTCAAAAAATGTTATCTTCCTCTCAAACTGCTGCAGAGCAAACCAAAACGGGAGGACTAACGTCTTTTGATTCAGATGGTTTTTCTGTTGGCAATGACGGCTCTGAAAATACTAGCGGAGATGAATTTGTAGCATGGACATGGGACGCTGGAGATAACCAACCCAGCACAGGTCACAGCAGTGTCACTCATACAGCAAACGGGTCTGGAGGTAGTATATCAGGCTTTGGTTTTAAACCAGATTTAATTATTGCAAAGAACAGAACCAATGGTTACGGATGGGAATGGTGGGATAGTATACGAGGCGTTAACTCAGAGCTACAATCTAGTACCCTCCGCTGCTGAAATAACTACTACAAACAGGTTAGTGTCATTTGACGATGATGGGTTTACTTACGGCACAAGTTCAAACATTTATGTAAACAACACAAATACTATTGCATGGGGCTGGGATGCTGGTGACGGTGATCCAGTAAGTAATACCACTGGCGATATAAACTCAACAGTTAAAGCAAGCGATGCTACTGGATTTAGTATTGTTAGTTACACAGGCAATGGCACAAGCAACTCTGAACAAACTATTGGTCATGGTTTATCAACAGCACCTTCTGTAGTTATTGTAAAAAATAGAACAAGCGGAACTCGGTGGCACTTTTACAGCACTGATCTAAGTTCTGATGCTACTTATGCTGTTAAAAATTTATTATTAAATTCTAGTAATGCTGAGTCTGCTTACAGCAGTCAGATAAGAGGGATACAAGGAAGCAACACTTTTTCTGTTAGAGATGTAGATGCTAACGGGAATGCAATGGTAAACAAAAGTGGTGATAACTACATAGCCTACTGTTTCTCAGAAGTCTCAGGCGTATCTAAGTTCGGTACTTACACAGGAAACGGTTCTACAACTGGTCCAGTAATTACTACAGGATTTAGACCGGGATTTTTGTTAGTAAAGAAAACAAGTGGATCAGCTGCTTGGCAATTAATTGATGGAACTAGAGATCCATTTGCTAATCCTGCTAGTCAGGTTTTATATCCTAATCTTAGTGATACAGAATATACTTGGTCTGGAGGGGCTTGGAACTTTACTAGCACTGGGTTTCAACCAACGAGAGGTGATGCTGATTTTAACGGAAGCGGAGAAACCTACATTTACATGGCGTTCAAGGGTAGCTACTCAGACCATGTTAGCCCACTGAATGATGATGGCTCAATAGACAGTCGAGTCAAAGCAAATCCAGATAAAGGTTTTAGTATTGTAAGTTATGAAGGTAATGGTACTAATGGTGCGACAGTAGGTCATGGGTTAAGCAGCACACCCGAAACAGTAATTGTTAAGGATAGAAATAACGCAAATAACTGGGCGGTATATCACAAAGATTTAACTTCTATTAATTACTCTCTTGTTTTAAACAGTACCGCAGCACAAGTTAATTACGGTAGTAGTTTTATAGCACCTGCTTCATCAACACTTTCTTTGGCTAATGGATCACAACTAAACGCTTCTCCAAGAGCATACATAGCCTACTGCTTTCATTCAGTCGCTGGTTACAGCAAGATTGGTAGTTACACAGGAAATGGTTCTACAACTGGACCAACGATTACTACAGGATTCCGTCCGGGCTTTGTTATGACGAAAAGGATTGACTCTTCTGGTAATTGGTATATTAATGATGGAACAAGATCACCATCTAATCCAACTGTTCCGTTATATGCAGACTTAACTAATGCTGAAGGTGGTAACGGAATTGATTTGTTATCTAATGGATTCCAAATAAAAAATGCAGATAGTTCTCAAAATGCTTCTGGTGGTACGTACATCTACATGGCGTTTGCTGACACCAGAGATGCTCGGTTTAACTTTGATGCGTCTGGTAACAAGAACAACTGGCTGCCTAACAACATCAACAGTAACGCTGAGTCTGAGACAACCTATGACTTAATGAAGGACACACCAAGTCTGGTTGATGAGAACGCTGCTAACTTTGCTACGTTGAATCCTTTAAGGCAAGTAGGCGGTGCAACAATAACAGACGGCAACTTAACTTTGTCAGGCAGTGATGATTACACTTTTGGAACAATAGCTCTTCCTTCTTCTGGAAAATTCTATTATGAAATGACTTGTGGAACGGTAGGTAATACTGTTGTTGTAGGTGTTGCTGATTCTGACGCTGTAATATCCGCAGGTGACTTATCAACAGATTTTAGAGTGTATGCTTCTAACGGCAACAAATACACTACAACTGGAGGATCGTCTTACGGATCAACATACACAACTGGTGATGTTATAGGGGTTGCTTGTGATATGACAAACAACACTATTTCATTTTATAAAAACAATGTGTCTCAAGGAAATGCGTTTACTGATCTTGCAGACACAACAAGATGGATTCCTTATCTTGGGATCATTTAACGCAACTGGCGGTGGTTCTATTAACTTCGGACAACGCCCATTTGCTTACACACCACCAACAGGATTCTTAAAGCTCAACACGTTTAACCTGCCTGACTCGACTATTGAGAAGGGATCAGATTACTTTAATCCTGTGTTGTATACGGGTAATGACACAACATTGTCGGTTACTGGTGTTGGGTTTGAGCCATCATGGACTTGGATCAAGTGCAGAAGTCACGGAGGTAGTGCCTCCTTTGAACACATCCTTACAGATACGGTGAGGGGTGCTAACAAAACTTTAAATTCAGACAACAACAATGCCGAAGTCGCAAACAATGCAACAGGTTATTTAAGTGTATTTGACAGCGATGGGTTTACAGTAACAGGTGGCGATGCCACTAATGGTATTGGAAGAACTTATGTAGCTTGGAACTGGAAAGCCAACGGCTCTGGTGTTAGTAATAATGCAGGTGCAAATGGAGCAGATATTGCTTCTACTTACTCTACAAACACTAAGGCTGGTTTTTCAATAGTTACTTACACTGGCTCACGAACAAGTGACGGTGGCGAAACAGGAACACCTACTAAAATTTATCATGGTTTAGGTAAAAAACCAGAAATGGTTATTACTAAAAATAGAACGTCTCAGTCTTTTCCAGTATGGAATGTATGGCATAAAGGTTACCAGCCTGATACTACACACCTAAATTATCAGTTGTTTTTGCATTTAACCAGCGCATCAAATAACGCTGGTTGGCAACGCACCGATCAAGGTTTTACGACTAATTTGTTTTGCCCAGCAAGATATGCTTATGACGATGTAAATGGCGTTGATTATATAGCTTATGTATTTACTGGCATAGAAGGCTACTCATCATTTGGTAGCTACACAGGTAACGGCTCTACTGATGGACCATTTGTCTACACAGGATTCAGACCTGCAATGATTATAATCAAACGAGTTGACACCACAAATAACTGGCTTGTGCATGATAATAAAAGAGATCCTTATAACCAAGTAGTAAACATTTTATTTCCTAATTTGAGTAATGCTGAATATGCGGGAACTGCATCTAACTACGGTTTTGATTTTGTGTCTAACGGCTTTAAAGCAAAAGGGACTACAGGTGGCGGTAATGATTCAGGAGGCTCTTACATCTATATGGCATTTGCCGAGAACCCATTTAAGAATTCTAACGCGAGGTAAACAATGTACTACTTAGGAAGCACAGCACTAAGACAAAACTCTAGCTTCGAGATAGGTGGCACAGTCTATCCGAGCAACTGGTTACAGCAGTCAACCGAGGACGAGAAGACAGCTATAGGTATCACATGGGTTGATGATCCAGTAAGGGCTGATGACAGGTTTTATTGGAACGGTGATATAAACAATCCCAAAGCACTAGAGGATGTTGATGCTGTTGACGAAAACGGTGATCCACTATGGGTACAAGAGTTAGATGAGACACAGGATCCACCTGTAATGGTAGATACTGAAGAGCGTCTGGTGACTAGAGGTTTAAAGTACACATGGACAGCACAGGTTAAACACACAGCAGGCACGATGCTAGCTCAGACTGACTGGATGGTGACTCGTAAAGTTGAGAGAGACGTAGATATACCAGCGGATGTAGTCACTCAACGTGCTGCTATTGTGACTGAGTGTACTCGACTAGAAACAGCTATTACTGCAGCAGCAGACATGGATGCTTTTATTGCGGTAGTACAAGACCAGAGATGGGCTGAGTGAAAAACTTTGACTTAGCTACGTTACTTGCTGGAATCATACCAGTATTGCTTGCTGCGATGTGGTGGGTTATTAGTAACGTCAATGAGTCTAAGAGGTGAGATACAACTGTTGCAAGCTAACATGATGATGCTAGTGGACCCACAAGGACAGATTATTCCTAGTCCTGGTAATGCTTTTGCAAGACATGAGTTAAAAGAAGAGATATTTCAAAGATTTGCAGACTTACACGTTAGAGTAAAGTTACTGGAGGCTAAGAGTGAAGAAGGACAGTAGACTAGAAAGAGCAGGAGTATCCGGGTTTAACAAACCTAAGCGTACACCTAACCATCCTACGAAGTCACACGTTGTTGTGGCTAAAGAGGGTGACAAAGTTAAGACTATAAGGTTTGGTCAGCAGGGTGTATCAGGTGCAGGTAAGTCACCTAAGACAGCTCAAGAGAAAGCTAGACGTAAATCATTTAAAGCTAGACACGCTAAGAATATATCTAAAGGTAAGATGTCAGCAGCATATTGGGCTAATAAGGAGAAGTGGTAATGCCAGCTAAAAAAGGATTATACGCAAACATCCACGCTAAACGTAAACGTATTAAAGCAGGTTCTGGTGAACGTATGAGAAAAGTAGGTAGTCCCGGTTCTCCTACTGCTACAGCGTTTAAGAAAGCTAAACGAACAGCTAAGAAAGCTAAATAATGGAAGACCTAAACCAACAGATAGGTAGGTTAGAAGCACAGGTAGAATCTTTACAACGTCAGATGGAACAGTTGCGTATAGACGTTCAAGGAATGACTGAGCTAGTGACTAAATGGAAAGGTGCTGGTGTACTGCTACTAATACTAGGTGCTTCTTTTGGGTGGCTAGTAGACCTTATTTTAAATAGATGATTACAAAGTACTTGACTTTATTGTCAATATGTGGTATATTTTTTATACAAGGATGCACCGCTTTAGGTATTGCTAAAGCTATAATGCCAGGTAAATCTGGTACTAATGTCAATGCTAATGCTCAGGTAGGTAAAGAGAATACACAGCAGGTAGTAGGTCAACAAGACAACACCAAGATCGAAGGTGAGAATGTTAATGTTAGTCAGAAGGAAAATGACACCAGCATTAACACATCTAAAGTAGATAGCCTAGTGCAAAATAATACTAATGTACCGATGTGGTACTTATTGTTGTTGGTATTAGGGTGGTTACTTCCTAGCCCACAAGAGATCTGGGCAGGGTTTGTCAACTCAATAGAAAGAATAATTCATGGCAAGAAGCGTAACAGCCGTAATAACAAGAACAAACGATAGCGCAAAGGTTGATATGTATACTGTTCCAGCAAAGAACACTGCTGAAGTACACATGATTTATATCTTAGCTACTGCCGGTAATGAGGACGCAGACTTGTACTGGTATGACAGTCACTCAACAACAGAGTATCCACTAGCTCATGCTAAGACATTACAAGCAACTAATGGTGAGTATTTGTTGTTAAAAGACTTACAGATAGATTTAAAAGAGAACGATGTAATTCGTGTTAAGAATAGCGGCACATCAAGCACGATTACTTACATAGTAACTATGGAATTAAAACCATCATTAGCAACACAATTTCACTCATAGGAGATAGATATGCCAGGATACGGATACGGTAAACCAATGAAGAAGAAGAAACCAGTAAAGAAAAAGAAGTAATACCTAATAGCAAGAAAACCAAAAGGTTTAGATAATGAACTACTTAGATTTAGTTAATGACGTACTAATAAGACTGAGAGAAGACGAGGTAACTGCTACAACAGATACTCCGTACTCTAAGCTTAATCGGTAAGTTTGTTAACGATGCTAAAAGAATAGTAGAAGATTCTTTTCAGTGGAACGTACTAACAGAAACATTAACAGTAACTACTGCTGACGATCTGTTTAACTATGTTCTTACTGGTTCTGGTCAACGATTTAGAGTTATGGATGTAGTTCACTCTGAAGACGATATATTCTTACGACCTGTTACATCTAGCGTTATGACTAACTATCTTCTAAATGCCAGTGTAACTAAAGGGTCTCCAACGCACTATAACTTTAATGGCGTTAGTAACGGAGATACACAGGTTGATTTGTATCCAGTACCTGACGGTGTTTATAATATTTACTTTAACATATTTAAACCACAGGTAGCACTGAGTGCAGGAGCAGACGAGTTACTTGTTCCTTCTGAGCCTGTAATTAAATATGCTTACGCACAGGCTGTAGCAGAGCGTGGTGAGGACGGTGGACTAGCTGCACAAGAAGCTACTGCAATAGCTGATTTGTCTTTAGCAGATCACATAGCTATGGCAGCACACCGACAAAATGACGAATATGTTTGGCATCAAGTCTAATGGCTGGTCGATTACAGTCATCAACAATATCAGCACCAGGCTTTCTTGGTATTAACACACAAGAGAGCAGTGTTGATCTTGCATCAGGCTATGCACTAGAAGCATACAACTGTGTTATAGATAAGTTTGGTCGTATAGGTGCTAGACGAGGCTGGCAGAAAGTAAACAGTTCTACTAACTCTGATCTAGGCACTAATGATATCGAGTTTATTTATAACATACCTGAGACAGATGTAACGCTATGTGCTGGTAATAATAAAATACTTACCAGAGCTAGTGGAGCAAGTACATTAGTAACAGCAGTTAATACTACAGTATCTAATGCAGCAGGGACAGGTACAACAGCATACAGTATCACAGGTAACGACTGGATGGGTGCTAGTATTGTGTTTGGTGAAGGACCGGATGTTAGTCCTCATGCTTACTTAGCACAGGCAGGACATTTACCGTTAGTCTATCACAAACTAGGAGCTAGTCATGCACACACAGGTGCTTATGGTTTTAACTTACTTAGCGATGCTGGCTCAGTACCTACCACCTACGCTTCTGTTAGTGATTTTAAGCCTAATGTAGTTATAGGTGCGTATGGTAGGACTTGGTGGGCAGACATTGCTAACGATAAACAAACACTATATTTTAGTGCGTTACTAGACGGTACTAACCTAGCAACAGGTGACTCAGGTTACTTGTCATTGATTGATGTGTTTCCTAACGGAGACGAGATAGTAGGACTAGCAGCACACAATGGTTTCTTAATTATATTTGGTAAAAGAAACATTGCTGTTTACGCTAATCCTATTGATGTTACTCAATTAGAGTTAGTAGACTTAGTAGCTAACGTAGGATGTATTGCTAGAGACAGTATTGTCAATACAGGTACGGATGTTATGTTCTTGTCTGACACAGGTGTAAGAAGTATTGCTCGTGTTATTCAGGAAAAGTCAGCACCGATTAATGACATATCATTTAATGTTAGAGATGACTTAGTTGCCTATGTAGATTCAGAATCTAATAAAGAAAAGATTAAAGCAGCTTACTATCCTAAAGATGCTTTTTATATTTTAACACTACCAACATCTAAGTATGTATTTTGTTTTGATCTGCGAGGTAGACTACAGAATGGTGCAGCAAGGGTTACTATCTGGGATAGCATTGAACCCACCTCCTTACATGTCACTTATACAGGCGATCTTCTTCTAGGTAAAGAAGGTTACTTAGGTAAATACTTTGGGTTCTTAGATGACACAGCAAAGTACAGACTGCGTTACTACACTAACTACTTTGACTTAGGTAGTCCAACAACTATGAAGTTTCTAAAGAAAGGTAACTTTGTAGTGGTAGGTGGTGTCGGTCAAGACGTAGCGTTAAAGTATGGATTTGATTACATTAACTCATATCGATCAATAACTAAGCAACTACGAACTGGTTCTGTTTATGAGTACAACATTGGTGAGTATGCTATTGCTGAATACTCTAGTGGTTTAGTTCTTGAAGAAGTTAACAGTAACTTAGGTGGTTCAGGTTCTATTATGCAATTAGGGTTTGAAGCAGATATAAATCAAAGTCCATTGTCAATACAAAAGATAGATATTTATGTTAAAGCAGGTAAAACAGTTTAGGGATTATTATGTCTGATTATACAAAAGCAACTAACTTTACATTAAAAGACGGATTAAGTACTGGTGACGCAGGTAAGATTATTAAAGGATCAGAGATAGATGCAGAGTATACAGCTATTGCGTCTGCTGTGACATCTAAAGCTGATCTAAATGGTCCTACGTTTACAGGCACACCATCAGCACCTACAGCATCTACAGGAACATCTAGCACACAAATAGCTACAACAGCTTTTGTGCAGTCAGCTTTAGTTGGTGCGTATCCTGTTGGTTCTATTTACATGAACGCTACTGTAGCTACTAATCCTGCTACCCTGTTAGGCTTTGGTACTTGGGCAGCTTTTGGTGCAGGTAAAGTACCAGTAGGTTTAAACGCTGCTGACTCAGACTTTAACACTGTAGAAGAAACTGGCGGTACTAAAGATGCGATTATACCTACGCATACTCACACAGCTACTTCAAGCTCAACGTCTACAGACTCTGGACATACACACAGTGTTGCTAGAGGATTAGGTGCTTCTGGTACTGGTGGCGATGCTTTGTTGTCAGGAAGCGGTGTTCAATCTGGATCAGCAACTGCAAACATAACTACTACAACTACAACAACAGTAGCCAGCGCAGGTGAATCAGCAACAGGTAAAAACTTACAACCGTACATCGTAGTTTATATGTGGAAGCGTACAGCTTAATTTAAAGAGGATAAAGAAATGGGGTTATTTAAAAGTCTAGTTGGAGCAGCAGCACCCGCTATAGGAACAGCGTTAGGCGGTCCTATTGGTGGAGCTATAGGTTCTGCTGTTGGCGGGGCTATTGCTGGTAATCAAATATCTGGTGCTGTTAACAGAGCTGGTGGACAATATGCTGGGCAATTAAATCGTTACGGACAGATGGGTATGTTCAAACCTGTCGGTGTAAAAACTCTTTTTGGAGAATCTAAGTTTGAAGTAGACCCCACTACTGGACAACTTAAATCTGCTTCGTATGACGCTTCGCCTGAAGTACTAGCTAGACAACAACAACTAGGTTCTTTAATGGAAACTAGTCTTGGACAAGCTGAACGTGCTGCTGCTATGCAACCACAGTTTGAACGAGCAGGTGGTGGTCTATTAAACTTAGGTGAAAGCTATCTTGCTCAAACCCCTGAACAGCTTAGACAGCGTTATATGCAGCAACAGATGGATGTATTGCGTCCTTATGATGTTGAAGAAGAACAGCGTTTAGCTTCTAGTGTGTTTGGTCGTGGTCGAGGAGGGCTGAGTGTTGGTGCTGGTGGACAACCAGAACTACAGGCACTGGCTGAGTCCCGTAGACGTAGAGATTTACAGTTAGCTGCACAAGCTGAACAGGCTTCACAACAGCAGTTAGGTTTTGGTGCAGGTTTATTAGGTCAAGGTGCTGGTGTTCTTACGTCAGGCTACCAGACTCAAGCGGGTGCGTTAGCTCCGTTCCAAGCTCAGTTCCAGACACAACGTGATTTAGAAACTGCTGCACAGCAACCACTACAACTTGGATCTACATTAGGTCAAGCTGCAATGGGTGGCGGTCAGTTTGCTGCTGGTTTAGGCGCACAAGGAGCGTTAGGACAGCTACAAGCAAGTCAAGCAGGTGAAGCAGCACGTTATAACATTATGCGCGGATTGATGGAAAGTCCTACTGTACAAGAAGGAGCTAAACAGGGAGCAGGAATGTTAGGTGACTTCTTTGGTAATATTTTTAATCGACAGACTCCTGGAATTAATCCTTCGATGAATCCTTCTATACCAGGCGTTCAAAGTCAATCGACTATATTTAATACATAAGGAATAGATATGGCAACGGTCGCATCGTTATTTGGTCCTTCAGCAGAAGAAATTGTTTTTGCTAGAAAGAAAGAAGAAGAGGACGCAGCAAGACAAAAATACTTAGCTAGGCTACAAGGTGCTGGTCAGGGTCTTGGTCCTTTTGCTTGGGCAGCTAGGGCTGGAGTGGACGTAGGAGAAACTTTAAGAACTGCCGGTGGTATGTTCGGAGAGCAGATAGAAGATCCTCTTATTAAAAAGTACAACCGTATCAATCAGATTCTTGTCGAAGAAGGCGGTGACTTAAACGATCCAGAAGCACTTAAAAGGGTAGCTGATAAGTTACAAGCTGAAGGTTACACTAACGAAGCTATTCGTCTCTATGATAGATCAAGTGCTTTATCTACTGCTGCTCGTCAACTTGATATTGAAGAAGGTAAAATGACGCAGTTAACGACAGCTTATGTTGATAAAAACGGTAATCCTGTGATGGTTAATAAAAACACAGCGCAGTTTTATACTCCTGATGGTACTCCTATACCAGCAGATGAGGTTATACCAAAAACAACTTGGGACGATGTAACACTAAGAGGTATAGCAGTTGAAAAAATTGAAAGCAAAAAAGCAGCACAGGATCCTAATAGTTGGCAACCTGTAGGTCTTTACACAGAAGACGGTACTAATTTAATTCAAGGTGGTCAAACAGGATTTGAAGCTGCTTTAGAAGAAAGATTACAGCAAGAGCAAGAAGAAAAAAAAGAAATTGATTCTGTAGGTGTTATCGCAGAATCGGCTGGAAATGAATTTGGAGGGGTTTTATATGGTGGAGTACCTGATCCAAGTTATCAACCTCCTAATAATCTAGGGAGAGAAGAAAGGTCTTTAACTCCTTCTTCACCTAGTTATACATTTGAGCAGGGAATGTTATTTGATCCTAGAAGAACAAGTGAGGAAGATATAGTTGTACCGCCTTGGGATATTCGTTATCAAAATAGATTTTAAGGGTTATCAATGGCTTTAAGTGATATAGACAAACTAGCTAAAAGCGACCAAGAAGAAGCTAGAAAAGCCTTACAAACAGGAGATTGGAGTAAGGTATCTACTGCTGCTATGCGTGTCTTAGGTGATGTACCTTACGATACTAGCGATGTTATATCAACACAATTTGGAAGAGCAGCTACTTCTACTATAAGGGGTATAGCGGATCTATTTGGTGCAGATATTACCGATGACGTAGAAGAAGAAAAGAAATCAAGGGCAATGTTTGAAACTAATCCTGCTGCCTCTTGGACTTCTTACATTGGTGGTAGTGTTCTTGATCCTATTAATTTAGTACCTCTTGCTAAAGTTAAAACAGCAGGTGAGGCTTTTTTAAAACTAGGAGCCTTTGGTGGTGTTACTGGTTTTGTTGAACCTGTCTACGATGAGTATGAAGATAGCCGTTTAACTAACGCAGCACTTGGTGCAGGTACTTTAGGTTTATTTGGTGCTGGTGTCACTGGTTTAGTTAATAAGATTGCAGGTAAATCTGCTAAAGAAGTAGAAGAAACTTTAACATCTCAAGCCCAAGATAGTTTGAATGCTGCAACAACTACACCTTCCTTTGTTGGTCCTAAACCTAGATTAAAAAGCGGTCCTGCTACAGTAAGAGAACCAGGAGTAACACCACAAGCTGCTGGTTTAACTCCAGAAGATACGTTTGGTGTTCCTACTGCTCCTGATGAAGTATTAGATGTTGCTTTTAGTCCACCTAAATTACCAAGTTATTTAAAAAATGCAAAACCTAGATACAAAAATTTAGTTCCTACGTTTGAGTCTGATTTAGATAAGTCTCTTTATATTATTGGTAAAGAAACAGGTAAGCGTTCTAAAGCTGATGACAAGTATTTAGAGTTTGTAATGAAAAATACAGGACTAGACGAAGCAGGAGCAAGAGCAGAAGGTAGAAAAATAATTAAAGAAGTAGGCGAAAGATTAAAAACAGCCGATGTAAATTCTGAAGCTGCTTTTGTAATACCTACTACTTGGAAACCTGATACATCTAGGCTACCTAAACCTAGTTTAACGTCAGTACAACAAGCTGCCTCTAATGTTAAAAATCTAAAAGAAGCTCCTAAGTTATCATCTAAGTTATTTGATGAACCTATTGTTCATGACAGTTCTAAACTAGTGTTTAGTTCTGATATAGATAAAGCTGCTGTTGCGGTTAAAAAGAACAACGTCAATAAAAAAGAGTATTTAGATTATGTTAAGAATACGTTTGGCATTAACGAACAGCAAGCTAAAAAGATTATTGACGAAATATCTTTTGAGGTCTTACAAAAATTAAATAAAACTAAAGCAACTAAAGGTAAGCTAGAAGAAAAAACTTCAGTTCCTATTTCTAAAACTGTAGACAACATTGTCAACCCTGTCTTTAAACACATGGACGATGAGTCAAGATACATTTATAATTATAGTAAGTCTATAACTAGTCCTGACGGTAAACCTAGAGTTAAAATGGACGAAGGCTTTAAAAAGTTTACTACAAAGATGCGTCAAATATTTCCTGATATAAAAGTTAACGAAGCTATATCTACTGCTCAAGGTTATCAAAGGTTAATGGATAATCTTAAACTGGAAAAAGGTGCTAAGTTTACGTCAACTAATATTAGAGATTTTGCTGCTAACAGAGAAGCTAACTTAGATGCTTTCATTGCGTCAGTTAAACGAGGTGATATGGATGGGTGCTGGTCATGAGTAAGCGTTGTTATCTTGATAAGTTTGCTAAATTCTTACCAAAAGATATTAGTCCTAATTTAACAGCAGATCAAATTAAATCTCTTTCTGCTTTAGATTCAAAAGACGCAGCTAAATTATTAGGTCGTATGTCGGAGATACCCGATAAACGTATAACTGATCTTATGTCTAAGATGCTTAGTCCAGAGCAAGTAAGTAAAGTTTCTAGAATAGGACAACCTATAACAGAAAACGAAAAAGCTGCACAAGCTGAAGCTAAAAGAATAGCAGAAGAATTGTCTCCAGATCAATTAGAAAACGGACAACGAGCAGCACAGATTATAGCTAGTCAATATTCTAAAGGAGACTTATTATCTGAAGGGCAGAGAGAACTTGTTGCTACACACTTTGCGGGAAGAGTAGACGAAACGATTGGTGTTCTTGAACAGTTAGATTACGCTATGGATAAAGGTGATGACGCAACAGTGTCTTATCTTTGGAATAAACTCACCCCAACTATAAGTTTAGGTAGTGCTTTAATGGGAGACAAGAACGCATTGTCGAGAGCGTTAAGCGATCAAAAAAGAATCAATAAAATTATTGCAGAAGCTGGGGACATTACCCGTCTGTTTGAAAATGGAGCTTGTTAATGGCGTTAAACCCTAGATGTAGAATGTTAATTCAACAGATAGTTGAAGGCTTCAGAGGTAAGTCTAGTAATCCTGAAATAGACAAAGCTCAACTAGTAGCTGACATGACTAAATCTTTAGTAGATCTAGCAGACAGACCTAGTTTACGGGAAAGTGCCGGTAGCATGATAAGAAACAACTTTTTGTCTGCTCCGTCTACTACCTTTAAAAACTTTATGGGTAACTTAGCAAGAGTTCTTTCAGCCCCTATTGATCGTTTTGCTGCTGGTCTAGCGACTAGAGACGCTAAACTGATTAAAGAAGCTGGAGATATTCTTGTTGGTTACACCAAAGCATTTGCTGAAGTGTTTCCTAGATTTATTGGTGGCTATCAAAATAGAAACATTGTCTTTGACGGCAGGACCGCTAAGGAAGTAGATTTTTATTTAAAGTTTCCAGGGCAAGACTCTTCTAAAGAGTTGTCTACTTTCGATAAAGGTTTAAACACTGTCGTTACGTTTCCTCAAAGTTTACAGAGAGGGATTGACGAAGGTTTTGCTACGTTCTTTGAAAGAGCGCAGTATCAGGTTATGATGAACAGGTTAAAGAATGCTCCTAATGAAGAAGTATTAACACGTTTAGGGATGACTAGAGACGAACTAGTAGATACTTTAGAAACTGCTGTAACCAGTAAGGCACGAGGTGGCAAAAGAGACGTTAAAGAAGAACGATTGTTTGATGCTGTAGCAAAGATTGACCCTGAAGCTGCAAAGTTAATCGAAGAGTTTTCTCTTTATGGTACGTTCAGAAGTAAATTAGGTACTAGTCTTATAGATACCAGTGCTTCTAAATGGTTTGATATCGTTCAAAAAGTACCTGAACTTGCTGCGATTACTCCGTTTATTATTACACCGGTTAACGTAGCTAAGTATGGTGCAGGTTATGTCCCAGGTTTAGGTCTTTTAAGAACTAGACAAACTATGAAAGACATAAAACGATTAAATATAAAAAAGCAATCTCTTATTGCAAAGCTAGGTAAAAGTAGAACAGACATTACTAGAGCTAAAGTACAAAAACAGATAGATGAAACGTCTGGAGAAATACAAGCTAAACAACAGTTGAAAAATGATTTTATGGGTCAGCAATTGTTAGGTTTAGGTTTTACTGGTTGGGCGTATTCAATGATCCAAGACGGTCAACTAACTGGTGACTACCCTGCTAATCCAGCACTAAGAGCTAGGATGCAAGAGCAAGGAATACCTCCTAACTCTGTAAAGATTGGAGATCGTTGGGTAAGTTACTCAGGCATAGAACCGTTACATACTGTGTTTGCTATATTTGCTAACGGTAAAGAAAAAGCAGAGCAGCAAAGACTAGAAGGTAACGAAGCATTAAGTGTAGAAACTTTAGCATCAGTTGCTGGAGTAATTAAAAACTCATTCTTAGATAAAACTTTTACCACTCAGTTAGGTGAGTTTATGGGTGCTATTACTTCTAATGAAGGGTTTAATAAAGTTAAAGGTATGGCTGTAGGTGCAACAAATGGTCTTACTCCTAATTTATTTAACATGATTGCAAGACTTGAGGATCCTATTCGTAAGCAAACTAAAGATGAAAACTTTTCTACTTGGGTCTTAAACAACATGAAAGCTAGATTACCAGGTTTGCGTAGTGATCTTCCTGATAGAGTTAGTCCCATTACAGGTGAGCCTGTATCATTAGGAAGTTCAGCAGAAATTGTTTCTGGTTTTAAGTTTGAAGAAGTAAATAGAACTAAATTACAAAAACTATTTGACAATCCAGAATTAAAAATAGCACCACCATCTAGTAATGTTTTTGGTATTACGTTAAACAACGAGCAATATTCTAGAATGTCCCAGTTAATGGGTGAACATACTAATCAGACTCTAAACTATTTAGCTTCTTCAGAAGGATTTATGTCTCTTCCTGATAGTCTTCAAGCTAAAGGAATTAAAGATGCAGTAAGTTCAATCCGTAGTAGCGTTCGTAAGATGATACTGGCTGAATTGATTCAAGATAAAAGCAGTAAAGAATATACTGACTTTATAAATAATGAGTATAAGAAAAAAGGTATTAATCCTTACACTAACCCTGACTATATTGTGGACTAACGGAGTAACGATGCCAAAGATAACAGTACAACCTGGAAATACTTTGTTTCAAATATCTAAAGGAACTGGATACACTCCAGAACAGTTAGCTGCTTACAATATGATAGAAGACCCTAATCAAATTAGAGCAGGTCAGGATATCTTTGTTCCTTATTCACGACAAGAGTTTGAATCGTTTGCCGGTCCGATGACACAAACTACTCAAGCGACTACACCTGTTCAACCTGTAGCAGCACAACCTGTTGTTCAAACTAGACAAGCACAGGTAGTAAACCCTCCCATAGAGATGTGGAACACCAACTACGGTCAGTTATCTAAACAAGGAAAATGGTTTGGAGGACAAGACGCAGTTGACGCTTACAAAGCAGACAATCCAAATGTTAAACTGACTCCGGCACAAGAGTATGTGATTGCTAATGAAGGTTACTTACCTGATCCTTATTACTTAAATAAGGAAGAGAAAGCAAAAGGTATTCTTACTCAAGGAGTAGGTCAGACTAAAAGAAAAGGCGGTAAGGACTACATTACATTAGGTTTTCCAGCAGCTTTTGACGATAGGGTTGCAGACCTTAAACGTAAGATGGACCCTGACTTAGTAGATTCTATTGCACAAAATGAGCCTAAAAAGTTTGCTGCATTAGCTGACTTAGCATATCGAGGCGATATAGGTCCTAAATGGGCTAAACACTATAGCGACGATAAACTAGAGGACGCTTATGAAGAATTTTGGGACAACGACGAATACAAAGGTTTAATAGTTGATGATCCTAATAGCGGTGTCTTGTCTAGGATAAGAGAAAACTCT